ACACCTTCCTATTATACGACCCCTCTTCTAGAACACTACAAAGCTCTAATAGGCCAACCTCTGCTACTGTCGCTGGTAGTGCTGGAAGTAGTACTATATCGGTAACCATGTCAGGTACAATAACTGCTGGTGATTACATCCAGATAGGAACAGCCTCTGACGCCACCTTACACAAGGTACTTGAGACAGTAACCAACAATGGGACTATGGAGATTTGGCCTAAGCTTCGTAAGGCTAGAACATCCGCAAACACAGTAGTTCTAACAGACGCTTCTGGTGTATTTAGGCTTTCATCTAATGAAACATCTTGGTCCGTTAATAATGCCAGCTTCTTTGGTATATCATTCGGGGCTACGGAGGTAGTGTTATGACTAGGGCTATTCCAGCAGCACTTCTGACAGCATTAAATACTGATGCTATAGAACCATACTTTGCAATAGAACTTATGTTTGACCCTAGGACTACAACAAACGTAGCTGGTGACGTTCAAGTTGTTGGACCCTTACGTATGTGGACAGGTGTTGGAGATAGAACTATTACTGTGCAGGGTGCAGCCCAAGTCTTTACAGGTACAGGCTCACTCCTTTCTATCGGGGGGTTAGATGAAGTTAACGACCTATCTGCTAAGTCTTTAACCTTGTCGCTAAGTGGCATTAGTACTGATATAGTTTCTTTAGCCTTACAAGAGCCTTATCAAAGACGTACTTGTCGCCTATACTTTGGTGAACAAAGCACTACTGATATCGTGGAGATATTTGCTGGTAAGATGAACACCATGTCTATAGTGGACGAGGCAGAATCAAGTACCATAGCCTTAGACGTAGAAAGCAACCTGATCGAGCTAGAAAGATCAAGCGGTTGGAGATACACAGAGGAAAACCACCAATCCCGATACGCAGGAGATACTTTCTTTTCCTTCGTTCAAAGCATACAGGATCAACAAGTAGCATGGGGACGAGCAACAAGTTAAACATCTATATATCTAATCTCTCTGGTGTACCTTTCCTTTGGGGGGTACACGATTGCTTCACCTTCACCAATGGCGCTTTTAGGGCTATGTACGGGGTAGGGTATGCTGATGATTGGATAGGTCGTTACATGAACGGCAGTTCTCCTAAGAACTCTCGAAGTATGATGAAAGAATTTAAAGCTAGTACTCTATCTGCTGGTCTTTCCACCAAGTTAATTAAGGTGGATCAACCTGTACTTGGGTGTCTTGTTACGACAAGTAAGAACCAGCGTTGGGTTACTGGTGCCGCCCTTGGTGTATCTGTAGGCTCTAGGGCAATCTTCTTAGCCAAAGATGGGCTAATGAAAATAAACATTGAAGATGTAGAAAGCGCGTGGGTTCTTAAATGAGAAATAGTAATACACCTTACAACGTACTACGATACACTAACCATTGGGAAATGGCCCCCAGAGACCCCATCTCAAGTTGGTTGGCCGCTGCGTCTATAGGAAGCACTGCCACTGCTGTTGCGGCTGGAACTGTTGCTGTTGGTTTTAAATACTACGCTGTGTATGCTCTCAGTACCATTGCTATCTCAGTAGTTACTTCTGCTGTACTTGGTGCCTTAATGCCTAAGCCCTCATTGGGTAGTTTAACCTCCGATGGTCTTCTAACTAACGGTAGGAGTGCCTTATCTCCCTCTGAGTTTGTATATGGACAGATACGTAAGGGGGGTCAAATCACCTTTCTCGAATCTACTGATACAAACAATAAGATACTACATCAGATACTTGTCCTAGCAGGACACGAGGTAGAAGAGATAGGCGACATATACTTAAACGACCAAATAGTTACTATGACTAATGAGAACGTTACCTCTACCCCTTGGCAGCGCACCACAACGACACATGAACGTGATAGTGATGGTGATATCACTAGCACAACAACTGTTGTAGATAACTTCCTAAAGATATACAAGCACCTTGGTAACCAGACCAGTGAAAATACACCTTTCGCCAATTCCACATCAACCCTAGCTAATACTTTAATCAACGAAACAAGCGCAACCTCAAGCTTTGTTGGTAAGGGCCAAGCTTATGTCTATCTTAGAATGGAGTTCGATCAGGACGCTTTCACAGACGGTATACCCACAATAACTGCTGTTGTTAAAGGCAAGAAGGTAGTTAAGACAATAAACGGCACTCCTCAGACCGCCGCATACAGTAACAATGCAGCTTGGTGTATGAGAGACTACTTGACCTCAAGCTATGGCCTTAATGACCCTTCTATTGACTACGCAACTTTTGAGGCCGCTGCTGTTATTTGCGACGATACTACGGTCCTTTCAGATGGCACCCCACAGTATACTATGAACGGTGTTGTCGGGGCTAATGAGCCTGTCGGGACTGTACTACAAAACATGACTACTACTTGTGGTGGAACCTTGTTCTGGGGGGCTGGTTACTGGAGACTGTTTGCTGGTGCATTTGTAGCCCCTACTAAGACCTTAACACTTGATGACTTTAGAAGTGGTATTAGCCTAGATACTAAAGTCTCCATGAGGGACAACTACAATGCTGTTCGTGGTACTTTTATAGACTCAGGATCAGACTACGTTAGCACAGACTACCCCCAGATTAACTCAGCTAACTTCTTAGCAGAAGACAATGGTTTTGAGACTGTACTTGACCTTACTCTGCCATACACGACAAACCCAATAGCTGCCCAGCGCATAGCTCGACAGATGCTATATAGAGGTCGTGAGCAACTTACAATGAGCGCAGACTTTGGGATGAACGCCTTTGACGTTGAGGTAGGAGACTTTATTAAGATCCGAAATGAGCGGTACGGTTGGGGAAGTAGTGATGAAAAAACCTTTGAGGTAACAGGTTGGCAACTTAAACCAGATGTAGATGGTCAAGACCTGAGAGTTAATTTAACTTTAAGGGAAAGCAGTTTAGCTGCCTTTGGCTTTGGCGCTTCAGACGAGCAAACAATCACCTCAAACAATACTACTCTATTAAATTACTATGAAGTCCCAAGCATAGGTGTGAGTGTAAGCCAAGCTTATCGTGAAGTAAACGAGAACTTAGTTACTGCCCTTGTGGTAGAGGTAACAAGCACTAATATAAATAGGATAGATTCAGTTATCTTAAAGTACAGAAGGTCTGGAATAGAGTCAAATTCACAACCCTATGACTGGGTATCTGTGGGTCAAAGCATACTTGTTAACGATGGAATCAACGCTGGTAATTTTGAAATAGTGGGCGTTAAATCTCCTCAGATAAATGAGGCAGCTATTAACTACACTGTATCTGTTACCCCTGTTAACTCCCTTGGCTTTAGAGGAGACCCTACAGAGTTAACACATGACTTCACAGCCGATCTAACACCCCCTTCTCCTCCTTCTTCTCTCTCACATAACCTGTCGGGGGGTACATCATTCTTTTCTTGGCCTGCTGTTACTGAATTGGATTTGTCGCACTATAAACTTTACTACACTAGCAACTTCTCCGCAAATTATGGAGACGCAAGTATTGGTGCAGCGGTAGTAAATAAGATAGCTAGGCCAGCAACTACGATCACCTATCCTGCCTTATCTGGTAAGTACTTTATTACGTCTGTAGACAAGACGGGCAATGAGAGTACTACAGCCAGTAGCGATAGCATCTTAGCAAGTGAGCTTCCTCAACTTGGAACTACCAGAACAGATGTGGAAAACCCAAACTTTAGTGGTACTCCAAAAAGTAACGTAACTGTCTCTGGCGGTAATATGTATCTAACTAACTACTCAACCCCCACGGTAGGTACGTACTTCTTTTACCACGGAAGTTCTTTAGGTTATGCTGACATATTAACATCAAGAACAGTTAGGTTATCCTCTTCAATCACAGTTAGCCGTAAACATGCTAATGCTGTAAGTGGGGAAGTACTGTGGGACGATATACCTAACAACTGGAACACTTGGCCGGGATTGTTTGATACTTGGACAGATGAAGACGCACCCTTTAATGACTACTCTACAGAGATTGAAGCTAGGGCTTCGACAACTGTAGCTGGACTTCAAAGTGAAACTTATGTAGCCGCCTCTGGTGAGGTTGTGGGAAGATACATAGAATTTAGAGTAGTCCTAAGAAACACAACCGCTAATGTAACCCCGAACATAACTGCACTTAGTGCAATAATGGAGTATTAAGATGTCTCAGAACGACCTTGAAATTGCTAACGCCACAGCTAACACTGCCCGACTAGATATCTCAGGTGCTCTACAAGCCGTAGCTAGTAATAATAGTGGCACTAGCGAACCTAGTACTACCTACGCAAATATGTACTGGTATGACACAACTAGCAATGCTGGGGGTCTACTAAAGATTAGGAACTATAATAATACCGGATGGGTAAATGTTGGTTATATCGACCAATCTGATGGACTTGAAATTATAAACGATACTAAGGTGGTTAACACGACAGGTACTCAGACGGGCTTGATTGGGGAGTATGCCACAGCCACTTGGGAAGCAGGTACGACACTAATAGATTCTCTTGTGTCGCCAGCTAAGGTTAAAGCTGCTATTCTTGCTAATGATAACTCAGTCGGTGTTGGACAAACTTGGCAAGACATGTCGAGTTCGAGGGTGATAAACACCAGCTATCGAAACACAACTGGTCGTCCCATATTAGTTTCTGTTGGAATTACATCCAGTGTTACGACTTACTTGCAAGTTTCCACCGACAATATCTCTTGGTTGACAGTCGGTAATCTGGGTGGATTTGGCAATATTGGAGACACTAAAAGTGCGTGTGTGGTGATACCAGATGACGATTATTATAAGGCAACTGCTGGCACGATTAACATGTGGGCTGAGTTAAGATAGTAACCTACAAGTTAGGAAGACTATAGTTTAAAGTAAGGATAAGTAATGGCGTATAAACTAGGTAAAAGAAGCTTACAGAACTTATCAGGTGTTAACCCTGATCTTGTCGAGGTAATAAAAAAAGCTATAGAGATCACTGACGTTGACTTCACAGTTATTGAGGGGTTACGTGGCATTGAACGACAAAAGCAACTTTACAAGGATGGTAAGTCAACTACCCTTAACTCACGACACATCACAGGA